GGTGCTGTAGTAGCGTTATTCTGATTGCTAGGATTAGATACCCGAGCAACCCAAGCAATCAACTCATTTGCAGTCTTGCATCCTGTATACTTTTCATTTGGCTGTGTAATACCAACTAGATTTACTTCACTCAAAATTAAATTCCTTCACTGTTTGGAAACGTGTCTTACTAATATATCCTAGACCGATCAGATGATCTACACGATTGGAGGCATCTGCGTACTCTGTATATGTGCCATCATCAAACCACCACCATCGATCAAGACCAAATAACCAGCGTGGTATACGACGATACTCTACTAACCACATTCCATTTGTTCTATGAATACGCAGCTTTGCAATTTGAATATTATCGTGTTCTACACCATACTCATTTGCGACTAACTCAGTCATCAGTTATAGTTCCTTTCCTTTGTAATGAACGGATCTAACTTAGTCATCATAAAGTCACTCAGCGCGTCATAGTCTTCGTCTTCATTAGGAACTCGACCAAGTTGCACAAGAAAATCATGAAGTTCAAGAGTTAAGTTCATAATAGTATCTTCATCCATGTCCATTACCCATCAAATTAAATATATTTGGATCAAAGTAGAGCTTACCATGTGTACTGGTGCAATCTTGATCGCGGGAAACAACTCGAACATAATCATCAAAGAACTTAAGTCCTCGAAGGGCAATGATCAACATCTGTGCCAGACTGACCATGTTTGCGTTATAGACTACCCATGTCAGTTCTTCGTTGGGCATACTCAGAATAGTCTTAACGGTCTTTGCGCCATATCGCGAGATGTAGTTTTCCAGTGGCTCCACTATAGGTACATTCATCAATAATATCCTTCACCTTATCAGTACTATAACCAGCCAGAACCATATCATTGATATCCTTCTGGTCTAACGTAGTTGGCCAGATACACACACGGTATCCATTGTCTATGGCCTTCTCAATATGTTTTACAGTGTGTTTGTTCCTTGGTTCATTATCATATACTACAACAAATCTGTCTTTTTGTACATCTAATTGTTGCAGTGGTGTGATAAGATCTCCGCCGGCCGATGCGATACCATTAGGCAAGAATAGTGAATCCAGCGGTCCCTCTACTACATATATATCCTTGCTGTCATCCATAGTATCTAGACCAAAGATCTTCGGTTGATCCTCGTTCAGCATAATGGTTATGTAGCGAATACCGGTCTTCTTGAATGACCGGCCCTGAAAACCGAATAGGTTCTTGTCCTTATCCAGGAATGGAATGATCAGACGAGGTTCATCCTTGTCAAGATCGTCAAACTTATCAGGGATCATAGTATTGACCCACGCCTTGAACTTCATGGCTAGGAATAGTTTGTAGTGGGTATCAGTAGGAATCAGTCGTTTGGCCACATACTCCTTGACAGGATGTTCAGCCCTGAGTTGTGATACCTTCTTGAGATCTTTCAGACCAGTATTCTTGACAAAGACAGGAGCCTTCATCTTATTGACAAACTCCTGCGTCTCATCCTTGTGACCGTTCTCTACCATCCTATCCTTAAGATACTCGGCATACAGAGTTGGGTCAAGTGTCTTGATAAACCATGGAAGGCCCATCGATGCATTACAGTTATGACAGAAGAACTTTAGCGAACCCTTACGTGCATAGACGTACCCACGGGTCTTACGCTTATCCTTTTGGGAGTCACCACAGACTGGACACCTAAACTTGTAGGTGTTTGGATTGACACGTGAGAACAGTTCAAGCCTTGATGATAGTAGATTGATGTACTTGTGTTCTAACCAAAGCATTACTATTATTCCTCACAACTGATATACTCATTATACACAGTTATGGAATAATGTACATTAAATAATGCGGTTTCAGTAAATATTAAATTGGAATAAATCTTATGGCAATAGTAATCAAACCACCAACCACGGCAGATCCACCAACAACAGCCCACATCCACTTCTCCATGGTAGTAATACGGCCGGATAGTTTATTGTGTTGAGTAGTCGATTCTATACGCATCTCTTTGAGTTCGCGCATGATCTCATCATACTGCACATCGATTTTTTCTGACAACTCTTTTTCTCCAGATGAGATCCGTGCATGGATAGTTTGTATTTTGTCGTCAGTCTCGGCCCGTCTTTTTTCTATAAGGTCTACAGTTTGTTTTGTAATGATGTCATGTGTAGATAGTTTAGTTTCGTGTACAGCAAGAAGACTTGATACGTTGTTAGAAATATCAGCCAGTTTATCGATCGTAGTATCCAGTCTATCTACAAGTAGACCTACCTTCGCCATATCTTGTTGGAGATACGACACGTTATCGGCCAGCTTTTGTAGGTTTGGTTGAGTAACAGCCACGTTATTATTCCGAATCTGTCGGCGGTTTTGGTGCAAACTTCTCTGCACCTGTGATGCCAAGACTTGCAATAACAATATACATTACAGCATCGAACATAAACTGATCGACTGTATAATCCCAAAATAGATTAGCCATGTAACCGACACACACAAGAACCATAGCAACTGCAGCAATCCATCTCTTTGAGGATGGGTTGCCTTTACCGTCGGCCATCATACCTTTTACGTAACCGGTGATGTCCATTGTTTATTCCTTAGAATGGTCCGTGATCTTCGTCCGAATCATGATATTTATCAATCGCCGCCATCATCTTAATTTCATTCTCAGTTTCAATAGTTTCTGCTTGAGCATTGATTACATGAGCTTCAGCCAACACTTTATGGTCTGTCTTACCCAGTTCCTGAACCTTGACATTAGGATCGAACTCTGCAGTCTTCATTCCCATCATCGTTGCGAATGCACCAACAAAGGCGCCGACAATCATTGAGAATGCAGGGCCGATGATCTTGAAGATCTCGTTGTTGTCAATAACATGGTTAGGTATAAACAAACCGATCATCATAACAAGAACAACCGAGATCATGATCAGCCCAAGAACAAATGAGATTAGCTTCATCATGCTAAGCTGCACCTTGCCCTTAGCAATTTCAAGCTGCTCAAGAGAAGTTACAGGGATAGGATCGATCAATAGTGACAGAACATTCATTTTGGTTTTCTGCCTCTTTTAACAACTTTTTTAATCTTGTCGGCAGCAACTACAACCTCGGTGACTACTTCTGTTGTCTTCTTGTACTCTGTCTCAGCAACTGCCTTAGCAAATTCCATATCTTCTATGGTTAGTTTACCATCTTTATTCAGATCAGCAAAACCTAACAATTTTTTAATCTTTTCCCACATAAATATCTCCACTATTTTTTTGTTACATTTGCAAGTTTTCTTGCTACACTTAAAGCTAAACCCTGATCCTTAGATGCATTGAGCAAACCTAATGCTGCAATCAACATCAGTATAGTCTTAGAATCTTCTTTACCACTCACACGATTTAATGAATTGGCAATGATATTAACAAGATTATCTTTTGACGGAGTTTCTTCCTGGTCATCTACCTTGTCGAATTCTTTAAACTTCTTCATTTCTTTTTCTTTTCTTCCTCAGCCATCTTATCTACAGCCGCCTTGTTTTCAATAATCCACTTTTGTAGTTCAATCAGTTGGATTTGATTTCTTTGGCAGATGGCGTAGTTAGAGATGACGGAGATAAGGGCTGTATTGTCTTTAATTCCAGAGGAGGACGCATCAGAAGCTCTGGAGGCGTCGGCATCACCGGATGTGGCACTAATGTCGTGCGTGTACACCCAACCGTTGCTAAGATCAGACTGAGCAGGAACGCTTTTTGCAGCAATGTCACGGTATACATATTCCTTTTCCCTAATCGTATTTGTTCTGTCAACGTATTCAGTTATTACTTTATTACTTATCTCGGCATTCTTCTTCTCGAGCCCAGCAATCTGTTTGCTCTTCTCTGCAGAGAATTTAGCAAGTTCAGCTTCAGCATGTACAGATCCCTTCATGTAACCATAGAAGAATACTCCAGCAATTAGTGCTACTAATGCGAGTAACTTATATGGCAAAGGAATCATGTTAAACATGTTATTTGCCGGCGAATGTCTTGAATGAAGGCATCTTACGTTTTGCAGGTTTAGCAAATAGTGGTTTGTTCTTTGGATCTGCTACATTAGCAGCGACGTTCACTGGACCGGTTCCCATCGCCATATCTTCATTCTTGGTAGCCCAAGCATATTTACCAGCTTTAGCTTCTCTTTGTGTAGGATATACGTCAGAGTAATCGTGTCTATCAGTAGTACTGCGAGATATCCAACCTTTAGTATGTTTAACGATTTCCCGCTTACCATCATTACTTGTATATCCAGAGCCGTGTTTATCTTTTACCCACTTTGTTTCTTCCTTCATCTCACCCTGCATATAGTTAGCAGAAGTTGAGATGTAGTCCTCGGCTAGCGTGATCTTTGACTGTACCCATTCAGGAATATTTGTGTCGCGCTCGAGCATATCATGGATACGCTGCGCGTTGGCAATAATAGACTTGAGTTGTGACATAGCCATGTCACCTTCATAGTCATACTCTTGTTTTTCTTTAGCCATTAAATCTTCCTTAGAATCTGTACAATATTATCATCCATAGGGATATCAGAACTAATTATTGTTTTGTTCTCGACACCGACGCCAGATACTTTATCAGGCAAGAATCCCAACAAAAGAATGAACGGCTTCAATAAATGAAGATGGCCGTTCAACTTAAAGAATAACATTTTTGTAGTGGCTGCACCAAATACATTATACAAGATAATGAGATGATTCAGAATCAATCTCTCTTTAAGTTCACCAGATTCCTCATAACGATTAAATAGTCTTTTGATATACTTAAACCGTGATAGATCTTCGTAAAACTCTAAAGTATCAAAACATTGTGGGTTATCATAATTTTTCGCAGCGTACAACACGAAGTTGGACTCATCAAGTTTATCAATCATGCAATTCTTACTTTGACAACCCCCGCAGCAGTATAATATAGTTGTCCTAATGCAACACCAGCTGTATTTGCTGCTGGATCATCTGCATACGGTCCCTGTACAATAGCTTTACGAAGTGTGGATAATGTACCGGACTTGGTTGTGTTAGCGGAGACGTCTTCGATAATGAAGAGGTCCCCGCTAGCGATCGACGTGTTGGCCGTGCCAATGGATGTTAATTCTGTAATCTTTTTAGCACGGTCAGACATTAATTATTCCTTATGCGTCATGAAGGATTGCGTCATCAGATCCGTCATTCGAGAAGTTGCCACCGAATGCAACCAATGTCTCGTACTGAACACGACCTGCACGACCACCTTCACCTACTGTACGAAGTACCCAACCGGTATGAGCAGCACCCTTTGTATAACCGCGGCCTGTAAGAACAGCAGTTGCGGTTGCAGTTTCACCCGTAAGTGAGTGACCGGTTTCTGTCAGACCCTTGGTAAGATCGATTGTTGGAGCATTAATTCCAGTTGCAAGTGTAACGGCTATTGTGTTCGATGTCTTGATGACATAAGTCGTACCCGATGTCAGGTTTGTCAGAGCAGTATTACCAGCAGCAACAGTGTAAGTTACCTTATCACCTGGAAGGAAGAAGCTATTTGCAGTTGTGATTGCAATAGCGTCTGTTGCGTTTGTGACAGCCGAGTTAGCATTGAATGCCTGTGCAGCAGGTGCAGCAATTGTAATCGCAGGAATTGATGTATAACCGCGGATTAATGTGCCGTTTGCTGTTAGTGCAGTAATGCGACCGCCCGATGCAGTTGAGTTAGCGGCCAGTGTGTTTGCACCGCCTGTTGTATTAGCAACTGTAACTGCTGCGTTAGCATTGTAACCAGAACCTGGATTTGTAATAATATACTGTGCTACAGCCGTATTACCAATCTGAACTGAAATTTCATTGATATCTAGACCGAACTGACCAACTGCTTTGTTCATGGCAACGCCGTTGTTGTTCCATGCATCAACTGTTGTATTGCCGAATAGTGCTGTTTGATTTACTGTGTTTGATGGTAGATTTACCTGCGTAGTCGCCCATAGGACGGAATTCGCAGCATCATCTGTATTACCCCATTGTGCCATTAGTCTTCTCCTGTAAACTTTCTTTTATTTATAATTGATTAGAGTTCGCTCTTAAGATTAGCGTGTGAATGACTAATCTTCTTTTGGAATGCTTCTTTTTCATCTGGCTTCATGCCGGCATACTTAGTCAAAAGCTTTGCTGCATGTTCGCCAGGGACATGATGTGAATCACCATGAGTGAAGTGGACTGTTTCACCACCACGCATTGATAACTTAGCACGTTGAAGCTGCTGCATGACATGCTGATTGGCTTCAATCTTTGGTTCAGGGATGACACCATTTCTTTGAAGTGCTTCAATCTTCTTCATATGCTCAGGATTATCATGCATCAACTTTTCTTTTGTTCTTGGGTTGATTGTGAAATCCTTGCCACCGGCCTTCTTAGGACGGCCACGTGCTTCATCCAGAGTATCAATATTCAGCGAATCAACGAAGTCTTGTTCTTCCTTGGTCAGCTTATTAACTGCTCTCGAGATGCCCTTTTCGCGCTTGCCCATGTCCTTGAAGTTCTTGCTTGACTTTTCGTCAGCAGCAATCTTCAGACCAGCAGTAACACCTTGACTGCCCATTTTTGTGGCAGCCTTATTGATATAACGACCCATTGTTCCCTTTGAAAGTTCATCAATCTGTTCGGCTTCTTCATTGGTAGCTGCTACCTTAGGTGCTTCCATTCCATATTTGCCAGGATTCAATTTTTTAGTTGCAAGCTTTCTACCAGCATCCCGGTTCTTGTCACCTTTAAAAGTGCCACGCTGTTGATATGTGTCTAAGATTCCCCCGGGCTTCTTTGAGAGCTCATCAATCTGATCAGCTTCTTCTTTAACAGTAAATGACTTACCGATGATCTTTCCAGCTCTTTCGGCTCCCTTCATTTTATTACCTAGGAGTCTACCAGCTTCCTTTCGATCACCAGGATTATACCGAGTAGCTCTAGCTGAACGTTCTACAGCTGTTTCTCTAGGTGCAAACGATTTACTTAGGTAATCCATTGCTTTCTTTGCAGATGTTTCATCAAGATCTTCAGCTTCTTCTTTAATATTAATTCTTTTATTCTTACCATGATGCCATCTAATGCCAGATTTCCATTCATCAGCCGAAATACCCTTTGGGTGCTTTTCACTTTTCTTTGAACCGTGCATCTGAGAATGGGTATACCAACCATCATCCTCTTCATCGAGCATATTCTTGCCCAACTTAGTACGTACTGCTTTAGCCAACTTTGATGCATCGACACCAAAATCATTGGCAGCCGAACGAACGTGACTCTTACGAATGTTATCACCATAACGCTTTTGAAGATGGGCAACGATCTTTGCAGTTTCATCGATCTGTTCAGGTGTATCGCACTGCCCGCAGCATTCAGGAGTTCCGCAATTATTATGCTCAGTTTCTTCATTGGCTTTATCACTCATTGCCTTCTTCGCAAGATGTTTGGCAACATTTTTAATAATATTTCCATATTTGTCTTTGCGAACACCTGGCTTATCGTATGGACCTTCAAAAGGAACATCATTGTGGCTAGATTCCTTAACGCCGTTAGGTTCTTTCTTTTCCTTGGCTTCACGCTCACGCTTCAGTGTGTCGCCTAATGCAGTTGCCTCACCAAGAACACCTGAAACGGCATTCAGAAGACTGGCTGTAAATTGTGTTGATAGTTTCTTAGTAAACATTCTTCTGCTCCTATTTCAGTCGTTATCGATAAGTTTAAGTTTACGTTGTGCTGCTTTTGATCTTTTGATCAAATAGTTCTTTACATTATCTACATCGCGATCGCCCTGTGGTCCTGCAATCGGATCTGGTTTATTGCCAGATGGAGGACTGCGGAATCGCGGATCATCTGCTGGATGGTAGTCAGGACCAACTTCCTTTGTCTCATCCTTAAAATACTTTTTCAGATCATTATAATGGTCGTTTACAATCTTATCTATCTTAACAGATTGGTCCATACTGGCGGCTAGTGGTTTAAGTTTACCAACCAATTCCTCGGCTTTATCTAGATCAGCCTGTGATGCAGATTCTGCGGCAATGATATCTTTATGCAGATCAAATAGTTTATCAAGATGAATAGCAGTTTGTTCGGCCGAGTTTGTATCTGTTTCTTTTGGTAGATCGGCGAATATAATCTGAGCATCAGGTGACATATCAAAGGTCTTAGTTGTATAAGACCCGACAGCAATCTGATCATTCTGGTCGGATTCCTTGCCAAGCAGATGCTTAGGCTGGAGTCCTTCCAGAACGTCTCTGATCTTAGATTCTACCGATCTGTAGTTCATTTCAGTGTTGACCTAAGCATCCAGTCATGCTTCTTGTGTGCATCAAGACGATCTTCTAAGAAGTTGACGAGGCCATTCTGTTCATATGTATCAGCCATGTCACGTGCCATCTTAAGAGATGCATATACCTTCATGTTATCGGCATAAAGTGTAGCAACCATCTGCGATGCACCAATTACAAGAACTTCATCTTCAATGTTAGATAGTTCAGCAAATCTACGAAATGCTCCAGGAGCATATGCACCAGCCGCACGAATCTCTTCAGCAAACCGATCGATTGCACCACCGACCTCTTCATAAATGTTACCGAAAAACTCGTGGTACATAGGGAACATAGGCCCCTCTACATTCCAGTGATAGTTCTGTGCCTTCACATAAAAGGCATAGGTATCTGCAAATGCTACCTTAAGTGGGTTTGTAATCTCTTCCATTAGTTGCACTTCCATCTTCTTAATGACATTGCTTTGCGAGTTGGTCTGCCTTTTTCATCCTTCATAGGACCTTTCATACCACCCATACGTGCACAGAAGGACTTACGTCTTCCAGCAGCTTTAGATCCCGGCGCTACTTTACCTGTAACTGCAGTCTGTAGATTCGATCCTGGATTCTTAGCACGGAATGCCTTGACTCCTTTGCTAGTCATCCCTGCGCCTTTTTCAGTCGCAATGAAATGCCCCTTAGAATCTTCACCGCGTTCAGTGATGAATCTCTTGAACCCTACAATACTATTTTCCATCGTGCTCATCCGTATCTGCATCTGGATATTCTGGGACATCAATGATCTTCTTGCCGGTTTTTCTCATCATCGTTGATGCTTTGCCGTACGAACCATCTTTATGGCGACGGGGTGGGAGATACACTGGTCTCTTATCGGCTGCAACTACATCCTCTTCAATCTCCTCCATCTGTTTTATAACATCAGGATGGAGTTCAAACCCGGTCTTGATCTTGATACCACAGTCTGCAGCTGACAGGGTCACACCGATGCCAGATGTCCATGCCATGGTGAATGATTCATCCAATGAAGACTTTTGACCTGGTGTATCCTTCTTGTACTTCTTGACAAGTGAATCAGTACCAATCTCACGATCGGCTGCTGTATCTTCTCCGAAGGCATGCTTTTCTGCCGACTTCTTAAAGTCTTTGCCAAAATACTTTATCTTGCCCCACTTAGTAGATGCCTTGAAGCCTTTTTGTTCACCAGTATGTGGGTGATGATATGGCTCTACATATGCCTTACCAGGAGCACGTGCTTCATCAATGATCTTCTTTTGAATCTCAGCCTGTTTAGCTTTAACTGCCTGGTCAGCAGGTAGACGATCTACTAGTTCGATCTTCTTACGCTTTTCTGTAGCTACAGATTCTTGAGCACTCTTGAAGTTCTGTGTAGTAGGTGCACCTTCAGATCCTGGTTTACGCATACGTTCACCAGAACCGGCTTTAATTCTTTTACGCTTGGCATGGATATTATCCCACAATCCACGCTTTTCTTGGATCTCTAAGAATGATGCAAATGACTCATCTAGTACAGCATCGATATTCTTATCTTCACGAATGTCTGCATCCATATGCCATGCCTTGCCCTTGGCAATGTAGGAGTTAACTCGTGTAAATGCATATTGTTCTTGACTCATTTTTTTGGATGAGTTCCAGTCATATTCACCACGCTCAAATACTTCCTTGAGTGTTGAGAACATGATACCAGTTTTATCTGACTTCTTAAGTAGTGTTTCTGTAATTGCATCCTCAGGCAGGACTACAGCCAACATCTTTCTAAGTTGTTCACCCATAGGGTCGTTATTATTTTTAAACTGTTCTATTGTATTCTCAATAATAGCAATCAATGATGTAGTATCTTGACTGTTTAAACTATTGAATAACTCTGACATTTCCTCTGTCACCTTGGGCATGATGCCCTGTGCCTTAGGATTCTGTGTCGATAGATCCTTGAGTGGTGCACCGTCACGGAATGACTTAAGTCTCTCGAACTCTGCCTTGCGGATACGAGGAATTAGACGTGCAGCGATCTTTTGGATCAGCTTCGTCTTCTTTGACACTGCGGTATCTACTTGAATCTTTTCCGTCGTTGATAGCTCTGCGTAAGGTGTTCCCTTGCGAGCTGCAAATCTCTTCTTGACAATAGCACGGGCATGTGCCATAGCTCTTTGTTCAATCTTACCAGCCGGTGCTAACTTTGTTTTAGCAATCTCGCGTGCTCTCTCCATTGAGGTTTCACGAGCACGAAGCTGACGAGAACGTTTTTGACGCTGTGGTAATGTCAAGGCTTTACGCTCTTGAATTACAGGTGCGGTTAGATCTACGGAATCCTCTTTGCGTATTTTTAACTGGTTGCCATCGGTACTCACGTCATTTAGCTGAGGATTGATGTCGATACCATCTAATGGCTTGCCAGTTGCAGATTTCCCAGAAGGCTTCTTGAGGTTTTTCTCAGGTGCTTTATCCGGTACAGTCTTGTCGTTTACTTCTTTATCTTCCATCAGAGTTTCCCTTGGGCTTATCTGTTACACAAACGGGATTGCCGTAGCCTAACCGCAAATCTATTTATAATTGTTGTAATTTAGTCTTCAGTCCACATCGTGCCTATTGTAATTCTTGAGATCGCAGCTGGGCTTGTTGCAGCAAAAGTTATAATGCTACCAGCAGGTTCTGAAATCAAAAGACTTGAAATGTCGATGTTATCATATCCGTTCACACCTACAACAAAGACTGCTATAGGAGTTTCTGTTGCGATATTCAAAGTAGCAGCGGTACTTGATTGCGTAGTAATACTATTTAGTACATCACTAAAAACTAATGGAACGTTCTGGGTCGTAGTATCTTGAAACAGATATATTGTGACAGGATCTGTTGACTGAACACCGATCGATAACTTTTTAAGATTAATACTGTTTGTGTTAATCTTATTATTATATGTGTATGAATTTCTTAAGCTTAACACGTGGTGTAGATCGTCTTTAGCTAGGGATGTTTTATTTACTGCTCTTGACCGAGACGATCTAGATAGATTTAATACACCTTCTATAGCCATCATCATCGATGCGCCGATGACTGTCAAGTTTGTAGTATTACCCTTATTTGTTACAGTATACCCTATTCTAAAAGATGGGTTATCAAGGTGGGGAGTTGTGTGTTGATTGGTGTAGTGTTGTCGGTGAAACATGATAATTTCACCTGTTGCCTGATCTTCTATGGCATAGTTGATAACACCAACACCAAGCCATCTAAAGCTTATCTGGAATACATTTAGTTTTGTTGTATCTAGATCCATTCCCGATGGGTTATTTGCATCACCAGATCCATCTAGTGTATCCATATTAAAATCGGCTTGCTTGGTCCAATAATCTATTTGCGCAACACCAGCTTGTACTGTGGCAAACGTTCCAGCTGCAGGTGTACCTGTTCCTGTGCTAGTAAAACTGAACGCACCAGTCATGACGCTTGGGTTTATACCTCTAAAAATAACGACATTATCAACCTGTTCCGTATACCATCCCGGATAACCGCCAACGCCATCAATAGCTATTTGTGCAGCACATGCGGTAGTTGTACCTGCAGTTATTGTAACGTTTTTCGCTACACCATTTAAGGTAACAACACCAGTCTGTGCTCCTGTAGGTGCTGTATTGATTGTGAGCTTATAGATAGGAACTTTACCACCGGTAGATCTTAGAACGCCAAAGTCAACACCATCATATCCAACACACAGTGCTACTTCTGAATCGGTCAGACCAGCACGTTGTGTTGAGTTGGCTACACCTAATGTAAACCCGGCAGTAAATCTTGACAGCGATCCTTGGCCCGGCCGATATTTCATGTATTTTTTAGAAAGTATATGTGCATAACCGGTAGAAGAAGTACCACTCTGAACTCTAAACACAGTAGCAGTATTATCTGTATTTGCACTTGCACCGGTGCCGCTGGCATATGTCGTCATATCTAAAGGATCGATGCCGTACAAGGCATCCAACTGTACGATAGGAGTTGGAGTTACTGACAACAACTCACCAAATGCACTTCTTGCAGCTGCACCCAAATCGGCAGTTACAACATTGGTACCACCAGATCCAGCAATTGAAACCGGGAATGGATTTGTGCTTGATACAACAAGACCATTATTGCCATTCGCAATCATGTTGACTTCAAATAGTGTCTTAGCCTGTGCTTGAAATGCATTATTCCCAGTATTAAATTGAGCCATTAACCAATCCAGTTCTTAAATCTTACGATAAAGGATTCGTTTGTACCCATGCCTTTACGGACATCATGGTATAACTCATCCTTGTGTGCTTTGCTCATACCTGATGGTGCCATCTTGTGGAAAGATTCTTTATCACCGGCAGTAGCATGCTTACGCATTGTAGTACCCGAAGCAGACTCAATACCGCCACCACCTTCCTTACGTTCACCACCTACAGACTTGACCTTGATGCTATTGAAGTTGTAGTGACCGTGCTTACCTTCTGCACCATTGTATCTATGCAATAGATCGTGGAAATCTTTGACACGATCAGATCCAACATGCATCGTTACATGAGTATACCCAGCTTTATGTAGTTTAGACATATGATGTAGTAGTGTAGGTGCATCCTTGCCCATAGCCTCTACATGAGAACCAGGCACGGCACGTTTAAGATGCTTGACCTTCTGTTCAGGAGTCAGTGGATTCTTCTTAGCATCATGTGTACCGGTAGTCAGGATCTTATGATCGGCACCTTCCTTCTTGGCGGCATCCATCACATGCTTGACAACCATGGCATGACCAGCATGCACAGGATTGAATCTGCCTTGGGTTATATGGATTGACTTCATAGTGATTTATCCTTATTGAAGTTCGCAGCCGAGAACTCGCGACGATCAACAAACTTAGTAGGACGATTGTGTCTTACTGCAACAAATCCCTCTGGCTTTGTTTTCTTACCATTAATTGTGTGTTCAAATTCAGAATTAGATGACAGCGTATTGGTTAATACATTCTTAGCCTTCTGAAGATGACGGTGCATCTGAAGAATACGATTGAAACCTTGGCGATTCTTTTGTACGTGATCTAAGTCTGCTTGGGCCAACGCAGTCTTTTGCGCCTTAGCCTTATCAGACTTTACGGTATCAATCTTCTTTTGATGAGATGCAGCCAAATGTTGGTTATAACCACTGATACTAGGATTGGTGCCATTGCGAATCGTGCTATTGATGTACGTCTTCAATGGAAGTTGATGTTGACCAACTGCACCAAATGCATCTTCCTTGGTCGCCTTATGCAACGTTGCTGCAGCTTTCATATGCTTAGCGAACTTTTGCTGATCCTTTGGATCATAATCCATCTTATCAAGAGGGTGTTCAGTAGAGATCAGATGGACATCTTTGTGCTTTTTAAATGATTTTAATTCAGGTGCATATTGCGCTTTCATATCCTGCATGGTCTTACCCTTGTATGCAGTATGAACAGCAACACCAATGTGAGAATTTAATGCGGCCTTGCCATGTTCCGAGTTCTTATCTGCACCATATGTGATCGTATTTGGCGTAAACTTTACCTTGCTACCATGGACCTGAACATCACCCTTAGTATGCATGATGTCACCTTGGTAGACACCCTTCTTAGGAGTCGTCTTAGGCAGGTGTTCCAGTGCAGCCTTCAGCTTCTCTACAAGACCAGGAGCGTGTCCATGGTTCTTCTCAATATCTTCAGGCGTGTAGTTGATCTTGGGATTCTTGTTGAATGCAGACTTAGTAGCAACGAAGAACTTACCATTCTCAGGATTAGTACCAAAGATAACCGAAGGCGAACCATCATACTTCATGGTCACCTTGGTTGCATTCTCCTTGCCGGTTAGGCGGTCATGCACATCCTTCAGGTTATGGTAAGCATGTGAGAAACCAGCCGAACCACCATGAATCACGTGGTCTTCGGCGTGTTCGAGATGCTTAAGCTTCTCTTCACTGGCTTCTTCTGCTAGGAAATCTTTAAATGTGGTCATTATGGGTTTCTCTTCATGCGATGCTTTTTAATTACATCAATAGCTTGTTTAATAGTCCTTTTTAAAAGTTTTCCTTCACCAGCTATAAGACGGATGTCTTGCATAGTAATAGGATTGCCCTTGTGGTCTACATGCTGTTCAGAGACAAAATGTTTAAATGTTTTCATCGTACTGTTTTTACCGATCCATCAGAATTTACAAAATACGCCTCAAACGTAATATCAGGATATTCATTCTTCAATGAAAGGAATGCATGAAGATTGCTAGGAGCATCGTCAAACAACCTAAGCTTTACGTAGTTTTTAGTATTTATATATTTCCGAAAGATGATCTTCTTGGCCTCAGCCGATGAGTCGATCTTGAGGTTGCCAGCCCGTTCAACATGGATCTGGTCGATAGGAAGACCATGGTCACGGAACGTCTGTAGGAAGATATCCTTGTTATCAAAATCGGCACGAGCGGTGCAGATGATCACGCGACTGTGTGGATTCTTCTTAGAGTTGGCAAATATGATCTTAGCCTTGGCAACCATGCGAGCAATCGGCGTCGATGTCTTACGAAACACCTCAGCGTTGGCAAACTCGCCATAGTCGTACGTTTCACCATCCTGCCGCTTGTAGGTATTGAACTCCTGGTTATCTAGCATACGGACAACCTTGCCATCCTTCATGACAGCAACCTTGGCCTTTGTATGGAACAGCGTCTCATCGATATCGAATATCGTAAGGGTACCTGCACCAATGAACTCTCTGAATCGTTTCTTTATCATGGTTCATCCTACAACGTTTTCGAAATAATGTACACTATAAAAAGCATGCCAGGTTCAAATTTTTTTCGATAATTTTAACCGACTTACCATCCACGGGAGCAATGTTGAACGGCGATTTTTTGGCAGATGGAATGCTAAATTGCATTTCAAACGTAAACTGGTAATTACCACCGCCTTTGTACTGAACGCGGGCTCTGTAAGTTGCATTTGCTGCTGTACCGAATCTTGGAACATCTTTAAACTTGAGCGGATTGCTTCTACCCATAAGATAGAATCCATGGGTTCCTACGTTTACATAATAAGTATCTTTCTTTACATAATAGTCTTCAATCTTTGTAGCAGGTATAGATCCTTTAATGTCTTTGAATAGAACTTTATCTCTTTCATACATTTCTCTATTAGACATATTACCAAAAAAAGCTTTCCATTCATCATCTTTATCACGTTTTGCTGGTTTTTCAGACCATTGTTTTTTAATAATATCAAATACACCTACTTCGTATGCTAGATCTTTAATGAATAATTTTTCATCATCAGTGGATTTAATATCTCCAAATTTCCATGGATTTTGTTTGTCTGAAGAATCATATTTTATGACAAGAGAACCTGCAGATGCTGCAGATATTTTAAGCTCGCAACCGGATGTTTTTCCATTTTTAGAAATAATAAGATCTGGTTGATCGTGGCCTGCACCCGCTGGCACAAAATTTTTAGGGACTATATTATACTTTTTTAATAAATCACTTGCATTTATCTCGTATTGAAAACCTTGTTGAGCGGCCATAAAATAACTCCTTTCGTCTATTTATTAGACAAAAGAAAACCGGCCCAAGTATTGCTACCGGGCCGGTTTGTATCAAAACTATAACAAAAATTTATTCATTAATTTTATGATTACTAAGATCTACATCTGGATTAATATGCTTTTTAGCATAGGCATGCACAACTTTTGGATCTTTGTGGCTAAGATGAATTACTGGATTGCCGCCGCCTGGGCCATCGTAAGTATGGACCTTTGCTTTAATTCCTTTTGAATTAGCATGCTTTACAAGCTTGTCAACCGCAGCATTGCCATGTTCACCAGAAACGTCAAATTCATATTTTGATTCTTTTAGAGCTAGAGAAAGTTCTAGGCCCTCATTGATTGAAATATTAGTAAACCCGCGCACTTTTTCTTTGTTGATTTGTTCAGAAATGTATTTTGCGTAGTTCTCAGTTGACATTAGTAATCTCCATAGTGGTAGGCTTTAATATGTTTTATTTATATTAAATCCAATCTGGAGTTTCACGGTTCTTCCACTTATGCATAGAGGCCTTACCATACCTATAGTAATTACGGTAGTTAGCAATAGGCTCATCGCCTATCTTGTATTGCACATCCATACACGAAGGCATAGGAGTCATATCCCACTCTTTAAGGTTCAGTGGAGGAGATGCAATGGGAACACCGAGCTTGGTTATAGTTGCGTGTTGCTTACCATAACGGTAAGTATACTCAGTGCCGAGAGCAAAGAGATGATCGACCAGCCAGTTATAGTTTTCCACTGCCTGTCTTGCCCAAATAGCACTTGGATGATTGATATGAGTAGCACTATAGAGAATGAAATCACGGTCATCATTTAGTTTGTATACCTTTTTCTTGCGTGCGCCAGATGTATCGATAAACATGACACCGTCAAGTACGCGATGAGCAGTGGATAGTAGTTGAGCAGTCTCAAGAATCATCTTGACAACATGCTTGTCTACCATCCACTCCGCACACTGTCGGGGATCTTCATGTAGATAGAAAATATTCAAAACCAATCCTTACCATTCAACATTTCATCACGTTCTTCATCAGTACTCTTATTAGTTATAATCAAATAGCTAGTTAATGTACACAACAAAATGATGAAGATGAAAAGATAATTATGGCTTGACATAACGATCATTTGTGCCTTTCCAGACCTTGATACCGGCTCCATCATATTCCCAGTCACGTTGGCTAGGATCGATTTCCTTTAATTCCGGATTCGGTTTGTTGTAATCGATTACATTGACCCATCCAAGTTTCTGTTCATCAGTCCAGTCTTTGAAGTGTGGGTTGTCCTCATCGTATAGACACAGATACTCTTTGGTATCAATCTCACGAGCAGATGTAATCATCTCATCAATATGAAGTTGTGAAAACTCATGAAATTTGCCATCAAAGTTCATGCTAACTTCATCCTTAGCGTGTTCAGCACACTCTGCCTCAACGACATAGCGCAGTCGGAATACGCTAATGGTTTCTACAAGATACTTAGGCATCGAAGGTGGGCAGTTCATCGAATTCTACGGTACCAGGAATCGAGTGCCAATCGATGACCTTTTCAATCGCCTTGATCATTTCGCCAATCTGCTTGCGATCTTCAGTTGGGTTAAAGTCAAACACTGCAGTCGTGCCCTTAATGTAGTCCTCAAGCAAACCAGAGCGAGTCTGAAAGAGTGTATCGACTACAATCTGGTCGACAGTTTCGTGGTCAAGTTCAATAGTATGCTTCATATTCATTCTCCTACCATTCAGGTCCAAAAGATTTGTCCGTTTTTTCATATACTTGAAACCAATCACATCCATATGCCGGACAAATATAGATGTTATCGGGAAGGTCATTGTCGTCTTTGGCGCCGCTTTCACCACAGATGAAGTAGATGCCACCAAGTTTTTCTATAAGGCCGATGTGCTTGACCATTGCGTAAACTTGACGCAGTTTACGCAACTCTCCTTCATATGCCTCAGTCTCAAGATTCACTGACATCTCCATATATAGATCGAGTTACGCGTCTTAAACCGAACATACTCTGCACCATCTTCCCTGGTGTGTTCTTCAAGGATCTCTGTGATAGGCGTAGTCATCCACCAGTCGTGATGATCGTAGCTACGAGCATAAATTGAGCCAACTCTCATCGCCGCACCTACTTTTGGCCGAGCGTTATTTTCGATAATTTTATCTATTAGTTTATGGTTTTCGTCCCAAATAGGAGTAATGGCATCACTCATGCCGCCTCGATCACCAGCACCATCGCCTTCGCGTTCTAAAGAGTATCGCATTCTACGACCTTTCTATAACGATTAAAAGTTCCATCTGCTTCTCCAACCATGATCTCATCGAGATGCTTGTTCTTGGCGAGGATATACTGCTCGTGCTCAGCAACCACACGAGCAGCTTCACGAAGCTTACGCATCACAGCATTGGCGATACCAAACTTATTGCGGTTGGTATTGATAGCATCTTCAACAGCCGCTGCACAAGCATTGTACAGTTCGTCAGGAAGCTCCCAGCTGAGTTCAGTAAAGTTATGGATAGCACCTACCCGACGTAGATACTCCTGGCCACCATCAACCGAGATAGCACCACATGTACAAGTCACAAAGTCATGACGGTTCTTCGAGAAGATATCTTCTCCACACTTGTGGCATACTACACGGTTCTCGATAATCATTGCACGACTCCAGAGGTCAGGAAGCTGTACAGTGCATCGTACAGATCCATCTTGTTGTCACCAAAGTTCCAGAACAGAATGAAGAACCAACCGATCCATCCCATACCTGCCTGTACGTTCACGTGCTTGTTTTCCATTATACCAAAATCCCAGTAGTTTGCTTGATGTATTCCTTGGCAACGGCATCGAAGGTTTTGACGACACAGATGACATGTGCATGGACGAACTCAATCTTATAGTCCGGACCAGCAGTCAGGACGTACGGTGCAAGACCAAAACCTTGCTGACCCATCATAACCGCATGCGGCTTGCTGATCGTGTACACGCCCTGTGAACGGTCCACATCGGAGAGTCGACCAACGACTTCATCTCCGCCAAGAATCTTGAGAGTGACAATGTCACCGACCTTATAAGGTGTTTCAATAATCATAATGTTTCCTTATAGACCAAGTGACTTGTACGTGAACGACAACGGTTTGGTTCCGTTTGCCACCTCGGTCCGAAGGAAGTCTTCGAACATTTCGAAATAATACGCCGCATCCTCATGGTCGGTTTCGTTGAGAGCAACTCGTGCATTCTTGACATAATCGATAAGAGAGCGAAGAGGTACATTCTGACTATCACCGAGCGCAGCCGAATGAGTCTTGCCAGGACGTTGGTTCATAATAATCTCCACTTGTTATTATTCACAGTACGATATTTTGGATAATTTGTACACAACTATTTTAGCCCCGGCGCATCTTAGCAATCTCTTCAGCATCCTCCTGACTGAAGACAGGAACCATGTTGGACTTATGCATAGTGGCAATACCTAGCAACTTATCGCCTGTGTAGACGTTTGGCTTCTTGGCAAATGTGACACCAGTGTCGGTCTGTGATGGATAGCGTTCACGGTGGTTGGATACATTATACTCTGGCAACGGTGTGCCACGGAGCTTTGGCTTGTACTTTCCCTGACAATACGCAATGTACTCGTCTAGAGTCTTTGGCGCTGTACCAAGCCGCTTGTTGAACTTGCAGTCATCACGCCAATCAATATAGTACTTATGGTACTGCGTGGCACTAGTCTTGGTCTTTCGTACACGCGTATTAGTGGTGGTGTAAGCAGGACCTAAAAGATGCATTGTCATAGTAATCTCCACAAAGATACGATGGTGGAAGGCGGTCCACTGAGGGAATTTACAGAGCCGAAGCCCAACCCAATTTACGAAAGACCATTCGTGCCTTTCACCATCGTATAAGCCAATGTACCATATATTTCATAATATGTACACAACTATTTTAGCTATGCACGCATTAAATTACATTGCTGCCACTTTATTCATTATAGCCAGAACCTTTTCAGGTGACTGCCAACCGACAACCGTATCGCCATGACCCAGTTGAACCCAGTTGCCATCAGCATCCCATGCAGCGACTTCAACAGAGGTAAAACCGTCTTCCGAATTACCATCGCTATAAGTGCCGTCACCCATAGCCACAGAGACACTGTAGCCATTAGCGAACGTCATAGAGAAGTTACCGTTAGCTACTTTGTTACCAAACTTATTCATTCGAACATTAAACATTTTCAATCTCCTTAGCTTATTATTCATATTAGCATACTTTTGATAATATGTACACAACTATTTTGAGTAGGAGTAAAATTCTTTGAGTTCGTCGGTCATCTCGACGTAGACAGGAATAGTCTGGTATCCACGATTCTCCCAGTACTCGGTCAAACCTTCTGTCTCGAAGGTTTGACCGAAGATCTTGAATCCGAACTTGCCGTCACCGACGACTGCGTATGCAATCTGTTGCATTAGATAACCTTTCCGTCCAGAACGAGTCACCACACTGTAGTTAGGGTGAATGCCACTCGTGGCATTTGTGAGAGGTATAACCTTAGGACCGTCTGGCCTTTCAGTTTGGAGCTTAACGTTTCGACAACCTTCCATCAGATAACCTTTCCGTCCAGAACGAAGTAACCGCCAAACTTCTCATCAGCATGAAACACCAGGATACCGTCATTCATGAGGATCTGCAGAGGAGCTTCACCCTGAGCATTTGCAGAACCACCGAGGCGTGCAAAGTACTCTTCGACCGTGTAGTGCTTGATCAGGGCCTTGACGAACTTCGCTTTGGTGACCGGACCACGATGCTTGAAGCGAGCAACGAACTTACGACCTTCGTAGTAGTTATCAGCGTGCGGCTGATAGTGGAGGTAGCCGCCGTGGTAGCTGAGAGTTTCCTTGGTGAACTTGGTCATGACAATCTCCTTAGCTTATTATTCATATTAGCACATAACGCATAATATGTACACAACTATTTTCAAAAGAATGAAATTAGTTTTTAGGGTATTTTGGTTTCCATTGGATTTGATCGGGGATAGATTCGATATATTCGGCCATTTGTTTGACGAATTTCCGGCGAGGTTTTCCGTTGAGGATAACGTCGGCAATTCGGGCGGCGACGAGTGTGTCGCGGTGGTTGTAGTTGTTTTGATGGAAAACAACCGCGTCGATTTCGGGGTGTTGGTTGATATAGTTGACCAGGGTTTGAATGTCGGGGAATTGTGGTGAGATAGTGGAGATATTGTTGTTATTGATATCGAAATAATGAAGGGTGTACATGTTTTTTCTCCTTGGCTAACTATACCAAGGTACACCTATTTCGATATATTGTACATAAAAAAGGGGATGACCCGAAAGTCATCCCCAAATGCGTGTGACAGGAGGAACCCCACCTGTAATCCCGTCTATTCCATTCGTCAATTAAGACTCTTGCCTACTTACACAGTTGAAACTGTATATCCACGCACCACATAGTGTACAGTTATTTATACAAGTTAATAACTGGAAGTTAGTATTTTTGCAGTATTAACTAAAAAAAATGTTGGGGTTTCACCATCGAATCCACCACCAAAGTTGAGATGCCGAACCAGTTCCTTGGCTTCCTTCATCCCCAAACCACATTTGATAATCTGGTTTGTCTTGGTCTCGACGATATCACCACCGATCTCAACGTAGCCGACAAGAGTGTCTGCCATTACCATATGTTCATTTACGATTTTGTAGTTAACCATTGATCTTCTCCCATACAATACCAAAACAAAGCTCTTGCATCTTACGATGAAACCGATTAGGAACCCGGTGATCCTCGACCATCCAGTAGGTACCAGGATGGAGTTGACATCTCCACTTGTATACCGGCTGTTTTATGACCGACCACTGTGGCTCGGGTTTGACAGATATCTTCTCCCAATCCATCTACTTGAATCCTGCAAATTTTATCTTATCAAACTTGGTTGCAGGCTTGTAGTCGTTCTCATACCGCTGGCCGGTCGTTGACTTATCGAAGATAGGTGTATCATCCATAAGATCGGTCTGTGCAGACTCCTCAGTGTTGTACAACTTCATCTTAGAGTAGTCAACACCGATAACGAACCGTTTGTGCATCTCAGGATCGCCGTAACGGTTCTTCAGCTGCTTGACCATGATCTGGCCGAGTTGTTTCAGTTCGTCACTCGAGATAAGTGCAAACATGAAGTCGGCCGTAGCTGGCAGACCGAACGACTCAGAGGTATCCTCTAGACCAACATCGGATGATGAGAAGCCCGTACGAGTTGTCTGAGTAGCCGACATGATAGGAACGTTACACTCTACAGCCAAACCACGAAGCTCCTCAGCGATCGCCTTGATCATCGTGTACGAGTTGACGTTAGAACCTGCCTTGATACGTGACGAGGTGCAGATGTTCAGATAGTCGATGTAGATCATGTCAGGTACAAAGTTCTTCTTGATCTTCAACTCATTGATGAGGTGACGGAAGTTAGCCGAACCTGCACATGCAGTAGGATACTCCTTGACGATCAGCTTGCCTTTGGCGCGTTGTTTGACACGACTCATGTGTTTGTCATACGATGGCTTAGTAAGCTCACGGAGATCGTCTGTGGTCATACCAAGGAGGTTGGTATCAATACGTTCAGCAATCTTCTCCTCAGCCATTTCCATGGTGATGTATAGGACGTTGAGACCAGCCATAAGGTTGCCAGCAGCGCAGTGACACATGAACAGAGACTTACCTACACCAGTACCGGCAAGAGCAATGTTCAGAGTCTTACGCGGAAGGCCACCCTTCGTGATCTTGTTGAAGAAGTCCAGATCGAACGGGATCTTCACCTCGGTACGATGGTAGAACTCGTATCGATCATCAGAGTCATCTAGAAAGTCATGGCCGATACTCTGATCGAATGACACAGCCAGTGCATCTGTAAGGATCTGAGGAATAGAACCAACCGAGATGCCATCCTTGCTGCGATTGTCATCAACTAGCTTGATCGACTCCATGAGAGCATTATAAAGAGCCTTGTCCTTACAGAACTTCTCAGTGGAGTCGATCAACCATGCCACATCACGATCATCACTCTTGGCCAGTTCAGAGATAATGCCTTCGGCACTCTTGAACTGGTCATCGGTTAGTCCAGTCTTGTTGCCAAGATCAATACTCAACGCCTCCTTAGAGGGGAAGGTACTGTACTTGGCAACATAAGACTCGACGAGTTCGAAAATGGTACGATCAACGTTATCAGTGAAATAGTCAGACTTCAAGAATGGAATTACTTTGCGAGCATACTCCTCATTGTTTACAAGATTTCCAAAGATAACGTTTTCGATTTTCATCAGTCGTCTTCCTCCAGTTCCAGATCTTCAATAACATCTTCACTCTGCATGATAGAACCAGCAGCTACAGCATACTTTTTCTCAATGAACTCATTGAACTTTGGGCACAGCAGGATAGGATGCCAGAAGCCGAACGCATATGTATCGGCCATACGATAGTTCTTAGCATCAATCTCACCGGTTTCCATATCGACCTTCTGGAACCAGCCAACCTTTGGCTTGATCACATGACCAGACTCGATAGCCATGTCCATAAGACCAGACCACTTACTGATACCCTTGTCCCATGATACCTCGATAGGAATCTTGGACTTCTCCTTGACGAACCGGCTCTTCTCGACGTTGATGATGAAGTTGTATCCGGTAACTTCCTTACCGTCCTTCTCCTGTTGACGGCCGATGATAAAGATGTTGTCAGCTGAGTAGTAGATGCCAGTACCACCGCTCACGACCGCCTTAGAGTACATCTCCTGAGTCTGGTAGGTGTGGTTGACCACGACCAAAGGAATGTCCTTTAGGTTGAGGTGTGGGGTGACCATACGGAACAGAGACTTGAGTTGCTTGGCACGAGTCATGTCGGCAGCAGAGTTCTGCTTCAGAGCATCCTCGACTTCCTTCTTAGATGCAAGGTTGCCAACCGAATCGATCACGATGATGACATGATCACCACGCTTGATCTCCTCGAACTGATGCATGATGTCAAACTTAAGCTGTTCAACGTCGGTGATAGGCGTGTGAAGGACACGAGAGGTATCGATACCGAACGAGTCGAAGTATGACTGTGGAGTACCGAACTCAGAGTCATAGAAGAGCATGACTGCATCTGCATACTTGTCCATGTATGCCTTGGCCATGAGCAGACTGAACGAGGTCTTGAAGTGCTTCGATGGACCTGCCCAGATAGTGAGACCTGGCACAAAACCGCCATTGATCTTACCACTCAGAGCGATGTTGATGGCAGGAACCGTAGTTGCAACCATATCCTTGGCATTGAAGAACTTAGAGTCCGCTAGGATATCTGAGTCCTTGATAGTTGTATTCTTGCGAAGTTTATTTAGTAGATCCGACATATGTTCTCCTTATATTCTCAGTATAACACGAATTACGAATAATGTACATCAGTTATTTAAAAAGATCACATTTTTCCCAAGGCAGATAGGATTTGCCAAAGTGACCGTAATTAGTAGTAGATGTATAGATTGGTCTAAATAAGTCAAAATGTTTAATAATTCCCTTTGGAGTTAGATCAACATTTTTGATAATCCATTCTGTTAATTCCCTGCTGTGCCTATCGCTCTCGACATATACAGACATAGGTTGCGCAATCCCGATTGCATAACTTAATTGTACTGTTGCCCAATTTGCTTTATTACTTGCTACGATATTTTTAGCAAGATACCGAGCCATATACGCAGCCGATCTATCTACTTTAGTAGGATCCTTGCCGCTAAACGCACCTCCACCATGAGGTGCATAACCGCCATATGTATCAACAATGATCTTACGGCCTGTCAGTCCGGTATCTCCATCTGGTCCACCAATTACAAACCGCCCGGTTGGATTGATTAAAAACTTAGTTTTATCGTCAATCAAATCTTTTGGAAACAACTCTCTAATAAGATTTTCAATTGCGAACCGTAATTCGTTAAGTTGTACATCACGGTGATGTTGAGTAGAACAAACAATCTTGTCAATTCTTTTGACTGTAGCATCATTATTATATTCTATAGTGACTTGACTTTTTGCGTCAGGCTCAAGCCAATCAATTGTTCCTAATTTTCGAGCATTTGATAATGCATCAACAATTTTATGACTATAATAAAGTGCAGCTGGCATATAGTTGTCAGTTTCGTTACATGCATATCCAAACATCAGTCCTTGATCGCCAGCACCAAAATTATCAGTTCCTAGTGCAATATCAGGACTTTGACCGTGCATTAAGTTAGTAATTTTTACATTTCGCCAATCAAATCCTTCTTGTTCATAACCAATATTTTTGATAACTTCGCGTACAACATTATCTACATCTAAAGAATTTAGTTCTCCTTTATACTCGCCAGCAACAATCACCTGGTTAGTAGTAACTAATGTTTCACATGCACACCTATATGAAGTGTCTTGATTACTCATGAGTAAATCTAATATGCTATCGCTAATAAGATCTGCAACTTTATCCGGGTGACCTTCTGACACGGATTCACTAGTAAATAAATATGACATATGTTCTCCTTATTATGATGCAAGAATCTTATTTAGTTTTGCAATAAACATGTCAATCTTCTTGCCACGATCTGGCCAATTGATGATAGGATTCTTGTCTGCATCCTTCTTCAAATTAGTAAGAAGTGGCATAATTGCATTGTACATTGCCGTTGCCTTATCATTACCTTCTTGTTTGATCTCCTCCTCTGAGGAGGTGGTAAATCCAAAGTCAAAGTCATCTAGTTCTGTAATATCACTCATGAAAACCAGTCCTCCAATGTTGCACGTTTCTCTACGTGCCAGCCGATAGTGTTGATGATTGACTCAATAGGCTTGATGTACGCCTTGTCAAATTGCAGTTCACGGTCGATGAACGGACCAATACCGAACTCCTTAGGAAGTGTTGATGGGCAAGAGATGACATGCTCCTTGGACGGATTTGGCTTCTTAAGGTAGGCGTACTTGATCTTTTCACCTGAACCAATGGTTTCATATTTATTCTGAAGCTTGAGGTCCTTGATAATTTTATTGTAGACCACTGCACCACGGACGTGGATTGGACAACCAGACTGGAATTGACCGGCAATGAAGTACTTGTCCATGTCCTTGACCGAACTGGTGAATGCAATCTCCTCGAAAGGAAGCGTATTGAACAGGTTGCGGAAGTCAGCAACATACTTGTGCAGTACCTGTTCACTTTCGTTCATGATGATCTCAAGGGACTTCTTAATGGCATCACGGCAAGATGGAGGAGTCGATGAACGAACCGCCTCGATGCCCATCATCTTCAGCTTCGGCTTGTCGTACTGAACACCCTCAGAGTTCCAGACATTGAGGATGTACATCTTCTTTGCCTTCCAGATACCCTTGTTGGCGATGTTCTCACGCTTCATCTGCATCTTCTGTGCATAGGCATGCATGTTGTCGGCAAGTTCCTGATAGGCACGGTCGATGAACGGCTCGATCTTCTGCTTACATGCCTCATCGATGAACTTCACAAGTTCTACATCAGGTGCACCGTTAGGATACATCATATGGACAAGATAGTCTAGTGTAATGTAGATTGAGTCGGTATCAGATGCGATCACATAGTCCATGTTCTCGGTCTTGAAGAGACGGTTGAGGTACTCATTCATCTTCTTCTCAATCCAACGGATGGACAACTGACCGGACATGGTGATGGCCTCGGCGTGGTTGATATCGAACCAGCGGAAGTACTTGTTACCAAGTGCACCGTAAGCTGAGTTCAACTGGATCTTCTTGGCCATCTGCATGTTATCAAGACGTGCAATCTCCTTGAGTAGATCTTTGTTCTTAGTCTTTTCATACTCCTTCTTGACCTCGATCATCTCCTTCTTGTAACGGACACGATCGTTGTACATACGTTCCATAAGAGATGGAAGGAACCCACGCTTGTCCTTTGAATACAAACAAAGGTTGGCGGCGAGAGCACAGTTCGTCTTATCAAGATAGTCACCGAACTTCTCTGCGCCGCCAACAAGTAGGTCGTCAACCGTCACCTTATCGTTCAAACGAGTAACAAACGTCTCCGGAGAGATGTTGTACTGCATAATAAGGTGGGGATAAAGGGAATTAAGATCGAACGACACAACCCACTTACTCAAACCGGTCTTTGGCTCCTTGACATGGCCGCCGACAAGTATAGAATCATTTGTCTTACCGAATGGGTTGACAACAATTTTACGATCCATGAGATAGTTGTGGGTGATAACATCCCACTGCTTCACGGATGCCAGACAGTCATTGTAGTTGATCTTAGCATCGTATGCCATGGCATAGACCAGTTCGATCAGCTTCAGTTTGTCCTCTAGCTTCTCCACAATCTCAACGTCGTGGATGTTGTACTCCATGTACTTTTGAAAGTTCTTCAACCGAAGGTCATCGAGACCTTCGTACTCGGAGTAGTCAAGCTTGGGCATATCAAGTTCAACGGAACCGATATGATCGAGCTTGTACGACTCACGAGTAACGTATGTGAACTTCTTATAAAGTTGCATGTAGTCGAGGACAGCAACACCTACTGGTGTGTATGCTACATTGGTGCGGCCGCGGATCTCGACTTTATAGTCCCTGAGGATTCCCCAAGGGCTAAGACGATTGGCTGCATCATCGCCGAGAACACGCTTGATACGGTTGATAATGTACGGGATGTCGAAGAACTCGATGTTCCAGCCGGTGACAACGTCAGGATTAAACTCTGGTCCTGACCAGACACCGAGGAAAGACTCCAGGAGTGCAGACTCGTCTTTGCATTTGAAGTATGTGACATTAGATTTGTGCTCCTTATATTCACCGCAACCAAAGGAAATCTTGTTACCATTGCGGCCGATGGTAATAGCTGTAATCTCATTCTGAGCTATAGAGATATCAGGGAAACCACCATCAATGGCCGTCTCAATATCGATAGAACAAACAGAAACCTGGGCCGGATCATAGTTGATCTGCCCTCGATAGTTATCATATATGTACAGGTATGCAAAGTCGCTGAGACCATAGATCTTCATGCCACTCACATTATCGTACTGGTTGAGGAACTCACGCGCCTCATACATAGAGTCAAAGTCTACGCGCCCGACATACTCACCCTTCAGGTTGGTATAGTCGGTAGATTTATTAGAAGGAATAAATAGATACGGCTTATACTTGGTGGAAAACTTGTACGGCGTACCGTCCTTGATTCCACGGACCAGAATATTACCCTTGTGCCGTGTGATATTGGTGTAAAAATTCATGATGTCTCCTTGACCAATATTAAGTATAGCACAGGTATGAATATATGTACATACATAAAGGAATAAAAGATGAAGTTGACTGATAATTTTTCTCTAGAAGAAATGATTGTTTCTCCTACAGCTAAGAGACTAGGTCTTAGCAACACACCTACACCAGAACACGTCGAGAACATGAGATATTGTTGTGAAAAGATTCTGGAACCAGTTCGTGCACACTTTGGTGCAGTAACAATCAACTCTTCGTACCGTGCACCACTAGTCAACAAGGCGGTTGGTGGGTCAAAGACATCACAGCATGTCAATGGACAGGCAATTGACTTCGAAGTCAAGGGTGTTGACAATAAGAAGGTTGCTGACTGGGTTGCCGATAACCTAGAGTTTGACCAGGTAATCTTAGAGTTCTATACGAGTGGTGATAAGAATTCTGGTTGGGTCCATGCCTCGATTAAGAAGGCCGGCGGAAACCGCAAGATGCGTATGATTGCCAGTAAGTCTAAGGCCGGTGGTACTACGTACACTCAGGTGAAGGATTTTGATCCCTCGACGCTTCCAGGTCGAACTGGCGCAGCGTCTCCTGCAACAACTGGTCAAGTAACTGTTGTGCAGACTGCTCAAAAGGCAACTCCATCTGGTCTTGGTCCATTGGCTTCTCTCCAAACTAAGTGTGGTGTGTCTGCTGACGGTAAGTGGGGACCTGGTACTTATAAGGCGGCTAGAAACTACTTCAAACTAACCAACGGCCAGGCAGCACACTTCTTCGGTCAGTGTGCTCATGAATCAGGCAACTTCAAGGTGTTCTCGGAGAACCTCAACTACTCAGCTGAAGGCCTATCGACAATCTTCAAGAAGTACTTTACAAGTGTTGCTGTAGCACAGCCATATGCTCGTAAGCCTGAGAAGATTGCCAATAAGGTATATGCTAATCGGATGGGGAACGGGGCAGAAGCCTCTGGAGATGGCTGGAAGTTTCGTGGTCGAGGCCCGATCCAACTGACCGGGAAAGACAACTATACAGCTTTTGCCGCCTCAGTTCAACGGCCTGACGTTTTAACAAATCCTGATTTGCTTCTTGGTGAATTGGCATTTGAGTCGGCCCTCTGGTTCTTTAAAAAGAATAATTTGTTTGCGATTGCAGACAAAGGAGTTACCGACGTTGTCATCACACAGATTACAAAACGTGTGAATGGTGGAACGCACGGCTTAGATGATCGACTTAAGAAGACCAAACAGTTTTTTGCTTGGGGATAAGTTGAAGGGGGAGTTTCGGCTCCCCCTTCTTTTTAGTTACTTGTCCTTGCGTTCTGCTAAAAATTCAGCAGTCGAAGGTGTAGACACATCATCTTCTACCTCATCAATTTTGATCTTCTTTGGCTTCTTATGTTCTGGGATAATTGATTCCAGAGCAATCTTGAGAATGCCATTGAGCAGCGAGGCGCCGCAGATCTCTACGTTATCAGCAAGATTGAACGTACGCGTGAATGGACGCATTGCAAGGCCCTGATATAGCATAGCTGGCCAGGTCCATTCGCCATCCGAATCCTGCTGAGCAGGCTCACCCTGGTGGACATTGCTGCCCTTGATGATGAGCTTGTCATCAACCAGTTCGATCTCAAGATCCTGCTTACCAAAACCAGCCACAGCCATTTCGATAACGTACTTGTTCTCATCAATCTTCTTGATATTGTACGGAGGATAGTTTTGAGCAATCTTTAGTGACTGCTCGGTTGCTTCGGCGAACCTCTTCATGATAGGATCAAATCCTACAAAGAAACGGTCGAAAGGCTTTGTATCAAACATATTCATTCTCCCTACTTGCAGCGACCAAGCAGATCACGGTTTGTGAAATACTCAGATGGAGTCAGAACCAGGTCATGATTCTTGTCTGCATACTTGAACATCTTAGTATCGGTCTTGCACTCGGCAAGACGAAGTTCTTCAAGTGTGAGGGTTGCATTGCTGTCAGCATCGAGACGGTCGAAGAGATCTACCTTCCACGAGGTAGCTGCTGCTGGCGTTGTCATGAGAGTTGCGGCCACGAGACCGAGAATTACACTTTTCATATATGCTCCTATTAAGCGAGTTTAGATTTGGCCACCCATTAGGCGTGACCGGTAGTATTTATACGAGTTACTTAGCTTTCTTGATACGTTCGCGAAGATCGGTTGAACTAAAATCTCCATAACAAAAAAAACAGTAGGGCAAAGAAAATTACAAAACCAAGACAACCCACTTTAGGCATGCCATCAAACGGTTCACGTTGATGAGGGTGATTCATAATATAACCTTTCATATTAGACGTTGTAAGCATTCCACTTATAGAAGAGGCCGACTTCACGGCCATACGCCTCGATCTCCCAAGGAGAATCGAAGTAGGCATCTTCCTTAGCCTTCGGCTTCCAGATCGTACCCTGCCAGCGGTTGTGCATATTGTGGCCACCACGTGAGGCAACGAAAATACCTGTCTGAAGTTCGTTCTTGGCATGCTGCTTGACATGCACCATCTCGTGACCGAGAGTCTTGATCATCTCGTTGATGTCTTGATACTTGAGGCCGATGGTGAACCATCGTGGGTTGCGAATACCGTCCTCATTGACGCACTCACCGTCGATGTCAATGCCTTTGCGGACCTCGATGTTGATCTTGAGGTTGCGAACCATCCTAGGATCCATGAGCTGCTCAGCGAAGAACCTGGCGGCCGCATCAAGCATGGCCTTTTCGTTCCGCTTGCCGACCATACCGGTGATACTGATTTCCACGTTGTCATCCTTCATCATCATAGGTTAACCCTATCATGCTTTGGGATTATTGTACACAACTAATTTGCGGTGATGGAAACTATTTTGCCTTCGGTCCGTCGGTATCGGCCGTAGATTCCTTCTTCTTCAGAATCTTATCAAAACCACCCATCTCGAACTCGAGTTTGAAAACCTTAAGAATTTCAATCTTTAGACTTATAATCACTGTGATCCTCCTTGATCTGCAACACGACGATAACCTTCTGGTTCAACCGAATGAGATCGTTGTCCAGCATGCGGACACGATCGATCAATGCAATCAGAATGACATTGGTTTCGCCTATCAGTGGCATCAGTCTATCGGTGACAAATTTATAGATGAACCACACGAAGTAGCCCATGCCGACAGCGGCAACGATAGGGAATCCGTAAAGCTTTACGAACCCCGTAATTAACTGCAAATCCATCAGTCCCTCCGAGCATCGTTCTTCCCGTCTGCTCGTGCGATTCGGTCTAGGTCTGGTTTAAGACCTAAAGCTGAACTTACAACTGCATCCACCCGGATTATATCATGGTTCATTGTCTTGACTCTGTTGTCAAGTCCCATAATAATACC